TATTACTGTCCATCAATCTGTTGGTCAAACCTTTAACAATGTTATATTGTATATTGATCCAATGGCCTCTTTGACTGCTTTTGAAAAATCTGCTCGACATGTTCGAGTTGCTTTGACCCGACACACTGAAAATCTGTTGATTGTTGGTAAAACTGATATTATTGAGCGTGAGTTTTTCTATGTTAACTCGCCTCTCGAGATTAATTCTGCAATTTACAATCAACATGCGCATGATGTTGATATCGATTCTGCTTCCGCCGTCAATGTACCACTATTTGACGCTTTGGTCTTAGGCGAAGATGTTTTTACTCAAATCACGCCATTGTCAACTGTTGTTGATATTTTAGACCGTATGATGAACACTCGCCACACTGCCGATGATCATTTTGCTTGTATCAGTAATGTTGCCGCCGCTAATAAAGGCGGCGGTCGCGCAGTTATCAATTGGGCCAAGTATATGGAGCGTCTTGTTAAATCCGATCGCATTCGCGGCCGGCATCTTGGTACTCATTCTTTTGCACGTCGTTATTTTAACTTTGCTGGCGTCGCTCTTCATACTCTTCTTGACCGGTACTCGAAGATTACAAAAGGTTCACCTGATTCTATGCAAGATCTTGTTGATTGTTTTGAATCTTTTGCTACCAAATTTTGTCGTGAGATTGATGACAAACAGCTTCCACCTTTTCGCATTCCATCTTCACATCCAACCTATTTACGTTTTATTGCCTCAGCCGGTCCTTGTACTCTTTCTTTGTTTCGTCATATACAACAGTTCGTTGATGACAATCATTTCAGTTATCATTTGTCTGAGTATGCTAAAGCTCTTGCTGAGAAACATCTACCTCACGAACTTTATCAAAAAGAAATGGACGACTTCTCACATTTTATTGATTTCTTTTCTAAACGTCAAGCCAAACCTGATGTCCGACATTATTTTGAAGCTCGTCACAAAGCCGGTCAGGGCGTTTCTGCCTTTCAAAAACATGTTAATTTTCTGTTTGCTTCTTATTCACGTCAATTTGCTCAGATTTTACATCATATCTTGTTGCCGAATGTTATTTTTGCTTCGAATATCGCTGATAATGTTATTGGTGCGCGGATTGCTACGTATGTTAAGGACGCCGCCGCACTTGGCCAACCTGTCGATAATTTCGCATGCGACTTTACTGAGTACGATTCATCACAGTATGCTTTAAGTCCAATGGCCAATGCTGTTATTATGGCCGTTCTCGGCGCTGATAGTCTTATCATCGATTTGTACGTCCAGCTTCGTACTAACTGGCGTCTCAACGACGACATGATGAAATTATACGGCTCTGACAAAATGCATTCTGGCGAGCCGTTTACGCTTGTT